AGAAGTTAAAACCGCTGATACAAAGACTGAAAAGAAAGAAGGTGAAGAAAAAGAAAATCCAAGCCTTGACCCTAAAAAAGATAAACCATCATTTCAACCTGGAGAAGGTGAAAAAGAAAAAAAGGAACTTCCTAAAACTTCTGATAAAAAAGAAGATATAAAGAATAAAGAAGAGGAAAAACCTGAAGAAAAGGAAGAAAAGTCCGAAGAAAAGGAAGAACCTAAAGAAAAGGAAGAAAAACCCGAGGTTAAAAAAATTGACCTCAAAACCAAAAAGAAATGATAGACAATAATGTATTGGGTAATAGATTAAACGAACACAAACAAAAAAGAGATCAATTTCAATTACCTGATAATCCTTTATTTGCAGCATTTAGTACTTTATTCACATCGTTAATCCTTGTGTTTAAAGTTTTCGTATTCGGTTATAGCACGAAAATTTTGTTTCAAACCGGTTGGTCCTTTTGGGAAGTAATGTGTATAGGTGTTACGATTAATTTCTTGTTAACTTACATACATGATTTAATTCATAAAAAAGATATTCATTTATAAATTTAATACAAAACATATGAGTGGCGCTAAACTTATTGTGCTTGAAGGACTTGACGGATCGGGGAAGAGTACTCAAGTAGATCTTATAAAGAAATACTTAGAAAAACATAGTCTTAAATACGAATACATTCATTTTCCTATTTATGGAAATAATGAAGCTAGCGATGTTATTGCTGCGTATTTAAGAGGAGAATACGGAGACATTAACGAAGTAAACCCGATATTTGTTGCAAATATGTATGCAATGGATCGTTATTTATATTTGCCGACTTTACAAAAGCAGCTTATGAATAACGATGTTGTGTTAATGGATCGTTACGTTTTCTCAAATATGGCATATCAAGGTGCAAAATACACGACTGAAACTCAGGCTCAAATAATGAGAGATTGGATTGATGATTTTGAATTTGGATTTTTAGAATTGCCGTATCCTGATCTTGATATTTTCTTTGATGTTCCTATTGAATCTATCGCAAAAAGATTAAGTGAAAAACGAGAAGGAGATGATAGAGAATATTTAAAAGGAAAAGCAGATATTCATGAGAAAGATTTGGAATTCCAGGATAGAGTTCGTCAAAATTATCTTGCTATGAAAGATTATCAAGGATATCACATAATTGAAACAGAAATGCTATCTCCCGAAAAAGTCTTTGATAAATATAAAGATATACTTGATTTAACGTTATTTAACAAATTACAACATGTATAAGAAACCGTTCAAAGCAAAAACTGTTAAAGAGAAGTCGACTGAAAATATTAGTGATTATTCGGATTACAAAGTAATTCATAGATTTTCGAAAGATCATTCTCCAAATTCAGTAGTAATTGTTCAAGATAAAGGGGACGATTGGTTTTACTATGTAATTACGTATAGAACCAAAACTGGAATAATTACAGATTCAAGTATGATAATTGGTTCAGATTTAGAAACTTGGGTTCGTTCGGTTGAACGTATGGGTTACCAGCTTAAAAAATAACAACTATTTAACAATTTTAACAAACCATAACAGCAAAACTGTATTATATTTGTATATACCTCCGTAAAACTTTTTCGCAAGTTTTATATATAAAATAAGTAAAAAATAAATTTTTAAACTAAAATAAACATTAATATGGGAAACGAAACTCAAAAAGCTCCGCAAGCTCCTCAGGATCCAAAAGTAGTTGATCCAACACAGAAAGTTGAAACAAACGCATACGTACCAACTTACAAAATTAAGCCAGAATTTAAACAGGCCGTTTTAAAAGCAATCGGTGATAGACCGTTTAATGAAATTGCTGGACTCATAAATGCAATTGATGTTGATGTTATGGACCACCAAACCCTTACTCAGATTGTTAACGCACTTGGACAATTTCCTTACGTTAGAGTTGAAGGTGTATTGAAAAACGTTAATAATTTCGTTACACAAGTTCTTCAAGACTAATTAAGTTCTTTACAAAGTACATATCTTTACATCAACTAAACTAAATTTATTTATGACTAAGAAGGCAGTAAGTATTCAAAATATAGCATTAGATTTTTTACAGAACAAAAATAACAAAACATTTTCCGAATTAATAAACCGCCTAAGACCAGGGCTTCTTTCATTTGCTTATAAGTATGTGAAAGACTCTGACTTAGCAAAAGAAGTTGTTTCACAAACCTTTATAGTTATTTGGGAAAAGATTGACCAGTATAATCCAAAATTCAATTTTTCGACATGGGTTTATGCCATCGCAAAAAATGAATCGCTTGGAATTATAAGAAACAGAAATAAAAATTTGTCATTTGACAGATATATGCACAACCACTCACGTTTGCTCCAAATGTACAATCCCGTATTTAATATGAATACGGAAGTAATGGGACCAAGCGGTGAAGAATTAACACAGAAGTTATTTGACGCATCAGTATCAGCTATTGATGAATTAGATGAACCGTACAAAAGTGTAATGATTGAAAGAGAAATTAACCAAAAACAGCTAAATGATATAGCTATTGATTTGGGTATGAATCTTTCAACTGTAAAAACAAGACTTCGTAAAGCAAGAAAAGATGTTGCCGAAATCTTGTATAAAAAATATCCAGACGCAGTAGACGCATACTTTGGAAATGAAAACGAATTATAAAAAACGAACTAAATTGTTTGATTGGCTAAAACCAAGAAACTGGGGCATTATTAAAGTTTATAGAGACTTTGAAAATTTTGCCGATTGGAGAAGAGTAGTAAAAAGAGAGGAAACAGATCCCAAATCAAAATATAATCTGTGGAAACTTGAACGTACAAGACTTTATGATATTTACACAGTAGTTTCTTTGGAAGAAGAGGATGCAAATCTTCCGGAAGCAGTTCAACGTACAAAAGTACTTGAAATGCTCAATCCACTTCATAGATATTTAGATGAAGAACTTGGATTTGCTGAGTGTCTTAATGCTGAATTCAATCAATTTGAAGATGATGAAGGAAAACCAACTCTTTCTTATTTGATCGTTTATCGTTTCAATTTTAACAAATTTTCAATAAAATGGCTACTTAAATTCTTAATTGTTACAGGAGCATTAGTTTTTGTAATTCTTAAATTTAAGTTAATTCCACTCTTAATCACATGGGTTTCCAGTTTGATTTAAACAATGATTCATTTTGTTTATATAACAACTAATTTAATTAGTGGGAAGCAATATGTTGGAGATCACAGTACAAATAATTTAGAAAAAGATAATTATTTAGGTAGTGGCAAAACAACATTAAAATTTGCGATTAAAAAATATGGAAAAGAAAATTTTAAACGTGAAATTTTAGAATTTTTTCCAACTCGCAAAGAGGCATTTGATGCGCAAGAAAAATACATTATTAAATATAATACTTTAACTCCAAATGGTTACAATATAAGTCCAAAGGGCGGTTCTCAGTGTAATGGCGGTATTAGCGAAGAAACGAAAAAACGAATGAGTACCGCAAAATTAAATCAAAGTGTAGAAACAAAACAAAAAATATCAAAAAGTTTACAAAATCATCCAGTTTCAAACGAAACACGAGAAAAAATTAGAAAGGGCCACATAGGAAAAAAAGATTCTATACAAACTAAAGAAAAGAAACATTTATCAATGCTTGGAAAAAATACTAATCCTAAATCAGAAAAAACAAAACAAAAAATTAGTTTAAAACGAAAAGGAAAACCTTCTAATTTTTTAGGTAAAACACATAAAACAGAAACTATAGAAGCAATGAAAATATCAAGATTAGGAAAAAAACGAGGGCCTTATAATAAAAATGTTTGAGTTCAATAAAGAAAATATAAAGTGGCAAAAAGGAGCTTATGGACTGCCCGAAGCAGTCCTTAAGATTAAGGTTCCATCAGTCACAACTGTGATTGGTGAAATGATCCCAGATCCAGAGTGGGATGAATTCGTCGCAAAAGTAGGCAAAGAAAAAGCTGAACAAATAATGATCAAGGCCGGCAATAGAGGGTCGTCTATGCATACTTTTGTCGAAACCTTTATATCCACTTACTCTAAATCCAGAGATGTATCTGAGGCACTTAGAGTA